TTGATAGACGAACCTGTACTCAATCCCACACATGTGCGTGTGAACTTTCCCCCGTTTTTTCACTACAGGCTTGACGAACAAAAAACGCTGTTTTTAGTGGGCAAGAGTCACTGGAAGGGCGATTTGGTCACCGGTGAGTTTTCCAAAGATCACGGCAACATGACTCGCAAGCTGGCCATGATGTTTATGAAACTGTGCGAACGCTATGCCACACGTTCCAACTGGCGTGGCTACACCTACAACGAGGAAATGCGTGGACAAGCTCTACTTCAACTTAGTCAAATTGGTCTTCAATTTGACGAATCAAAATCGCAAAATCCCTTTGCTTACTATACCGCTGCGATCACTAATAGTTTTACACGGATTCTTAACATCGAGAAAAAGAACCAGAACATTCGAGATGACATCTTGGAGATGAACGGTTTGAACCCATCGTGGACTAGACAGAACTCCGGCAAAGCTGGCATGGCAGCCATGTCCGGACCGGTTGTATCTAGCTTGGATGAGTAGTATACTAGCAGGATGACTAATCTATTCCGCAAAGCCGCAATCTTCACTGACATACACTTTGGGCTCAAATCCAATTCCACACTGCACAATGAAGATTGTTTGGCCTTTGTAAAATGGGCCACTGCCAAGGCCAAAGAGGAAGGCTGTGAAACTGCCATGTTCCTAGGCGACTGGCACAACAACCGTGCCAGCCTAAACATTGTTACACTCAACTACAGCCTTCGATCACTGGAACATCTAAATGCCAATTTTGAACATGTTTATTTTATTCCTGGTAATCACGATTTGTATTATCGGGATAAACGTGATATACAAAGCGTGGAATGGGCACGACATCTCCCAAATGTTACTATATGTAACGATTGGTTCCATAGTGGTGATGTTGTTATTGCCCCTTGGCTGTGCGGTGACGATCATAAAAGGATACCCAAACTAACGGGCAAGTACATGTTTGGACACTTTGAACTGCCGGGCTACTTGATGAACGCCATGGTAGAGATGCCCGATCACGGAGAAGTACGCAGAGAAGACTTTGAGAATTTTGAACATGTATTCACCGGACACTTTCACAAGCGACAGACCAAAAAGAACATTACCTACATCGGTAATGCGTTCCCTCACAATTATGCAGATGCTAGTGACGACGAACGAGGACTTACTGTACTGGAATGGGGAGCAGCGCCTAAGTTTCATGCTTGGCCTGCTCAACCGACGTATAGAGTATACGGACTTGCAAATCTTATTGATAACGCTCCATCGCTTCTTAAGCCCAAGATGCATGTGCGTGTTGGACTAGACATTGAGATCTCATACGAAGAAGCCAACTTTATCAAAGAAACATTCATCCGAGACTACGACTTGCGTGAGATGAGTTTGATACCAAACAAGAACTCGGATGTAGATACAGACATGGCCCCCGGCGAAATCAAGTTTGAGTCAGTAGATCAAATTGTCACAGACCAACTCACAAACATCGAGTCAGAATTTTACGATAACAAGTTACTGTTGAAGATTTATCAAAACTTATGATCCAAATACGCAATCTTACTGTTAAAAACTTTATGAGTGTGGGTGCAGCCACACAGGCCATTGACTTTAACCGCAACGACCTTACATTGGTGCTGGGAGAAAACTTGGATCTAGGCGGTGATGGATCGCGCAACGGTACCGGCAAGACCACAATCATCAATGCACTAAGTTATGCCCTGTACGGACAAGCACTGTCAAACATACGCAAAGATAACCTAGTGAACAAGACCAATGCCAAAGGCATGTTGGTCAGTCTAGACTTCCACATCAACGGCACAGACTATAAAATTGAGCGTGGACGCAAACCCAACGTGCTCAAGTTCTATGTGAACAATGAACACAAGGCCGCAGAGGACGAAGCACAGGGGGATTCGAGAGAAACACAAGACGCTGTAGAGCGCATTATCGGCATGAGCCATGACATGTTCAAACATGTGCTGGCGCTGAACACCTACACAGAACCGTTCTTAAGTTTGAAAGCCAACGACCAGCGCACTATCATTGAGCAGTTGTTGGGCATTACCCTGTTGAGTGAACGAGCTGACAAGATCAAAGAACTCAATCGGCAGACCAAAGATACTATTCAATCAGAAGAGTTTAGAATTCGTGCTGTGCAAGAAGCCAACAAGCGCATTGAAGAACAGATTGAAAGTCTAAAGCGTAGACAAGTGCTTTGGCAAAAGAAGTATGACAGTGACTTGGCTTATCTTGTTGGTCAATACGACGATCTAACAAAAATTGATATTGAACTAGAACTGCTGGCTCACAAAGATCTAGCTGTGTGGTCTGCAAGAAAACAACAACAAGATGCATATACTGCTCTTGTGAGTCGACAGACTGCTTGGCGACAAAAACAAGACCGAGACATCAGTGAGTTAGAATCGACCCACAACAAACTCAGCCACATTAATATTGCAACAGAACTTCAGGCACATGCAGACTTGGCTGCTTATACCCAGCAAGCCAAAGACATTGTGGACCTTGAAAAATACATTGCTAGATGTGTGGCAGACGAAGCCAAAGAACAAAAGGTTATTGATAAACTCCGAGCCGAAATTGAAGAATTAAAAGATCACAAGTGCTATGCGTGTGGACAAGACTTTCACGATGCCAATCACGAAACAGTATTGGCAGCAAAAGAAACTGCCTTGCAAGAGGCAGCACTACAAGCGTTGAGTACCAGCACTCAGTGGATGGAAAATACCAGTGCGCTCAGTGCATTGGGCGAGTTGGGCATCAAGCCTACCACACACTACCAAACAGAAACAGAAGCAATTCGACATTCTAGTGAACTGGAAAATATTCAGCACAAGATTGATGCCAAACGTGCAGAAACAGATCCCTATGCTGAACAACTGGCAGAACACACACCCGTAGAAGTTGGCGCACAACCTGTCACACATTATGATACTGAAACACAGGCAATTGATCATCGCAGTCGCATGAACACATTGCTGACACAGATTAATAGCAAAGCACAAGAGTCTGATCCTTATACAGAGCAAATTACCGAAATGCAACAGCAGGCCCTGCAGGTTGTAAGTTACGATCACTTGAACGAACTCACAAGAGTGCAAGATCACCAAGACTTCTTGCTCAAACTGCTGACATCAAAAGATTCATTTGTGCGTAAGAAAATTATTGACCAGAACTTGAGTTATCTCAACAGTCGCCTCACACACTACTTGGATAGGATTGGACTGCCACACACAGTAAAGTTCATGAACGATCTAAGTGTAAGTATTGAAGAACTGGGTCGTGAACTGGACTTTGACAATTTGAGTCGTGGCGAACGAAATCGACTTATTCTCAGCATGAGCTGGGCATTCCGTGATGTTTGGGAAAGTTTGTACTCGCCCATCAACTTGTTGTTTATTGACGAGATGATTGACAACGGATTAGATACTCAAGGTGTAGAAAATGCACTAGGCCTGTTGAAGAAGATGAGTCGCGAACGCCACAAGTCAATCTGGCTGGTTAGTCATAGAGATGAACTTACCAGTAGGGTTGAAAACATTCTCAAAGTGATCAAAGAAAATGGCTTTACCAGCTACAACACAGATATAGAAGTGGCATGACTGATGTTTTGATTTTGAGTATACCACGTTTGAGTGCTACTCGTCCTCAAAGTGCCTGTGGCATACTCAAATCAATTTGCAATCGTGCAGGCGTCACTTCAAAAGTTTTTGATATTAATTTGGACTTTTATCAAAATTTTAAATCTTCTAATCCGTCAACTGCCAATGTCATTGATCAATATTGGATACAATGGAACAAAAATCTGTTGCCTGAGGAGAAAACAACTTACTCTAGTTGGTTGCAAGCATGGGTTGAAAAATTAATGGTGTTTGATTGCAAGATCATTGCAGTAAGTGTATTCAGTTGGGAAAGTCAACGATTTTGTCTTGACTTTTTTCCATTGTTGCGTAAAAATTTTACAGGCACAATCATTGTAGGCGGTCAAGGTCTTATCAATGAACAAAACGGCAGCTTCAGTACCAAGATGCATTTTGCACACAAGTTAAAAAATCAAGGACTAATTGATCATTGGATTGCTGGAGAAGCTGAAAACAGTTTTTACAAGTTTTTAACTGGTAGCAATGTACCTGGACTAGACAGTGATGTATTGGTCAATGATGTTGATCTTGACATTAACAACATCGCAGATTATAGTGACTTTGCAATAGAACGATATGTAACTGCCTACCCTGGCGGAGTATTGCCAATCGAAAGCAGTCGTGGATGTGTTAGAAGCTGTGCGTTTTGTGACATCCCCACACATGCCGGAGGATATAGATACAAAAACGGAAAGATACTAGCCGATGAAATGATTGGCTATTACCAACAGTATGGTGTGCGTAACTTTTATTTCAACGATGCGTTGATGAACGGCAGCGTCAAAGATTTTAAACTATTTTTGAACTGCATCATTGAGTTTTATCAACAAAACAATTTACCTGACAGATTCTTTACATTCAGTGGTTATTGGATTGTGCGAAGTGAAATCCAATTCAAAGAGCATAATTTTGAACTGCTAAGTCGTGCTGGCGGAGAAATGTTTGAGACTGGTGTTGAGACTGGTAGCGAACGTTTACGGAACATCATGAACAAGGGATTTTCAAACGCAGATCTTGAGTTTAACATACAGCAGTTTAGCAAGTACAAAATGAAATTCTTCTTGTTGTTGCTAGTAGGGTTCCCAAATGAAACACAGGCCGACTTTGAAGAGACCAAGAATTTGCTACGACGCTGGCAGAAATATGTTGCACTAGGAACTATCATTGGATGCAACTTGGGCACAGGATTGACAGTAGAACAAGGGACACCTATGTTTGATAATCCTGCAAAATTTAACATTGTTCCAATCAAGGGCGACACAGCTAAAGGTATCAATTGGATTTGTACCACAACACCCGAACTTGACTATGCAGAACGTGTGCGTCGACGCATTGAACTGCACAAGTTGGCCGAAGATTTGGGATATACCATCTGGAAAGGCGACGATCACTTGAGTATTATCAAGGATCGGTATCTCACGGAGTTGGCCAATGTCTGAATTTTTGTTTGAGTTTGATTACGATGATTACTTTGGTATCCCTACAGTCAAAATCTTTATTGATCAACAATGCTTGTATCAAGACACAGTGAAAAAACAAATTGCTGTGACCACAGAGTTAGTGCCAGGTGCTCACACATTAGCTATAGAACACTTTGGTAAGCATGCCTGGGAACACCAGAATGCCGAACATGATCGTCATATTGAATTAAAATCTATTGTGGTTGACGGAGTAGATTTGGATCATCACGAACATTGCATGCTAACGCATCAAGGACGTTGGTACCCAGATTACAGTTTGGAGTACATTACGCCATGTCATTGGTTGGGCAACAACGGTACATGGACTTTGAATTTTGATGCGCCAGTATTGAACTGGATTATTAAAACAATCAATCCTGCAGGTGTGAGTCCAGAACAAACACTGGATCGCAGTGGTAATAACATACTCAAAGACACTTTGGACTTTTTTAAAATAAATGTTTGATTATAAAACTATCGACGAGTATCAGATAGAGATCACCAGCTATTGTAATGCTGCCTGTCCCCAGTGTCCTCGCAACCTCAACGGACATGGTATCAATCCTTACATGCCGTTAACACACTTATCACGTGGAGTAATTGACCGTGCGTTCTCTGAAGAATTGTGCAGTAGGTTACGTCAAGTATTCTTTTGCGGCAGTTATGGCGATCCCATCATGCATCCAGACTTTTTAGACATACTACGTGACTTTAGAAAGAAAGCCCCCACACTTTGGTTATACTTTCATACCAATGGTGGAGTACACGATCCTGATTACTGGGCAGAAGTTGCTGGTATTATGAACGGCTACGGACAAATCGACTTTGGTATTGACGGACTAGAAGATACTTTACATTTGTATAGAAAAAATGTAAAATACAACAAAGTTATTGAAAACGCCGCTGCGTTTATAAATGCTGGCGGGAGAGCACAGTGGAACTATATTGTATTCAAACACAACCAGCACCAAGTTGAACAGGCCAAACAACTGGCCAGCGATATGAAATTTTTTAACATACTAATTCGAAACACTGGTAGATTTTTAAATCACGCCACCCTAGAAGAAATGCCTGTGTGGCCAGTGGCCAAAGGTGACTATGTACTTGAACCACCCAGTGATACACAGTACAAGAATCGCAGTATGACATTTTTGCCTGAGTTAAAAAAGCAACAGAACTACTTTGCTACTACTACTATCAAATGTGATGCCTTGCAAGGACGCAAAGTAGCTATCAATGCCGAAGGTGTTGTATTACCATGCAACTTTTTCAATCACAATTTGTATGATGCAAGATTTCGTGATGGATCAATGCCAGGAGCAAATGCACTAAGTCAGCCCCGTGGTCGCAATCAAGTACGAGACTTTTTGTCGTGTTACGGATTAGATAATCTCAACATTCATAACAATAGTCTTGAAGGGGTTTTTGAAAATCCCATGTGGAGTGATTTAGTTGAATCGTTTACTCATGATCGATTGTTTGAATGTGCTATGACATGCGGTGAAAAATTTACAAAAGTTTGGGATCAAGGAGGAAGCAAAAGATGAAAATGTTAGTAACAGGCGGTAACCGAGGACTGGGACAACATCTAGTGGATGTATTTGGCGGTAACAGCATAAGTCGTACAAATGGACTTGATATCAATCTCAACACACACGAAATTGCTGCGTCAAGCGTACACTATGATATTTTTGTAAACAATGCGTTTGATGGTCCGCCACATGAGACGTGGGCCAATTTTGGACAAGCGCAAATGTATTTTGCTGTGTATGATGCCTGGAAAACTGCCGGCAAGTCTGGCTGGATCTTTAACATAGGATCAGTAGGCGAAAAGAATGTTGTTGCACCTGAACCTAGATTTGAAACTTATCGTGTAGCCAAGGCAGCACTGGCACATGCCAGCAGGCAAGGCACCCAGTCATTCAAACAAAATCTAGTGCAGTTCAGAACCACGCTGATCACACCCGATCGCTTTGACACACAACTCAGCCGTAGTCGCCCTAACTGGACAGGAAACGGCATTAACTTAAAAGATATTAGCAATTTTATAACATACGCTATCTCTGTTGATCCAAACACAGTGATAGAAGAGGCAACTTTTTACGTAAACTTTGATCACAAATCATAACTATAACACGAAAGGCAAACCCACTAAACGCACATGACATGGCTACATCAAGACACCCCAGTTGAGACTCTGCCCGAAGAATGTGTAGGTTTTGTTTATCTAATCACAAATAATCTATCTGGACGCAAGTACATAGGCAAAAAATTAGCAAAATTTAGCAAGACAACTTATAAAACTGTAACACAAAAGAACGGCAACAAGAAGCGGAAGAAGATACGATCAAAGATCGATTCAGATTGGAGAGAGTACTATGGGTCAAGCCCAGAATTAACCGCAGACGTAATCACCCTAGGCACCGAAAACTTTACCAGAGAAATACTTTACTATTGTAAATCAAAATCAGAATGTTCGTACCTTGAAGCAAGAGAACAGTTCACAAGAAAAGTATTAGAATCACAAGATTATTATAACGGCCATATTCAAGTTCGTGTGCATGGCTCGCACATCATCAACAAACTTTAATCACGACTCTGTGCTGAGTGTTTGGCTCAGCCCCATTGAGGAACGGTGCAATACCCGGTCCAGACTTGGGCGTCAAAGGCAACTGTTAACTTAAGGCAGCAAATGGTTTGGGCTCTGTGAAAAAGCAACCCATGCTCGTAGGATTTAGATCTATTCTGGATTACTAGGGTTCCGTTGATATGTGAAGCT